CCAGATGTCCTTGCTTCAAGTTTACGCCGCAGATGCTCAAGATACTATCGGTAAAGGTTTACTAGATGCTATAAAAATTCTAGGCAAAGATACATCGATTCAAAGTGTCGGTGATAGCATGCAAAATTTTGCCGACAATATCTCGAACGTAACTACCAACCTGGCTAAAATGATTAAAACTATGGGAGATATAGCTTCTAATCCAGCCTTTCAAGCGGTCGTAGCCTTACTTCTATTAAGAGCCGGCCGAGTTGATTTATTAGCTAAAGTCTTTGCCGGAGCTGCGCTAGGTGCTGTATTAACCAATGAAGGTAAACCAGTCGATAGAGAAGATGCTAGAGAAATTGAACGAAGGCTAATGGCCGATCGTAATAAAGAAGCTAGATTATTAAAAACTACTAATACTTTACGTACTGTAGAAAATGATTTATTAAAGAAAAAAACAGAGGTCGATAAACTTAAAGAAAAATTTGACGTAGAGCGCATCGGCTTAATGGCTGCTCTTAACGCTGCAACCGATGAAGAAACTAAACAACGCCTAAGAGCCCAATTAGCGATATTAGATAATAACCAGGCTTTAGCTAAAAAATCTAATGCTGAATTAGAAGCGGCTAATGCTTTGAATTTATTAAATATTGCTACCCGTGGCCTTACCTTGCAAATGGGTGCATCTATTTCAGATATTCAGAAGTATCTATCCACTATCCAACAAAATCAGAGTAAAGGTATTGCTCCAACTGCTCCGAATGAAATTACATCTTCACAGGTAAACGCTTACCTAGCTGCAAAAACGGCTGAAGTAACAGCTGATACCCAAAGCTATTTAGAAAAATTACGTACCACCGTTAAACCTGGTTATGAGGTACCTTCTGTAGAATCTTTCTATGGTGGCCTATCAAGCATGGCTGGATCGTTACCAAGCTCTAATGTAAATAACAAAGTAGAAGTAACGGTGAATGGATCTATCTTGGCTTTACAGGATTTAGATAAAGCGATTGAAGATGCGATGCTTCGGATTCAGCGACAGAATGGTAATTTAACGCCGGCAGGATCTATCCAGTAATGACCGTGCCAGTAGTAAATGCAGTTATTAACTTTTCAACTGGCCCGGGCTTTGCCCAAGCTTGCCTAATCGATTCAGGTGTATTTGGTACTAATATCTTTGCAGATTCCGCAGCTGTAATCGTTGACGTATCCGATCAAATTAATTTAATTCAGACTAACCGTGGCCGTAATGCTGTGGCCGATCAATTTACGGTAGGTACGTGTAGCCTTCGCATAGTCGATCAGAATGGCGATTTCAACCCACAAAATCCAGCTAGCCCGTATTACGAGCTTCTTACCCCTATGAAGAAGCTATCTATAACGGCTACCTACGGCGGAGTTACTTATCCTTTATTTGCTGGCTTTATTACTGGCTACCAGACTACTCAGCCTAAAGAAGCTACAGATGTAACCCTAACTACCATTACCGCCGTAGATGCCCTTAGATTGGCTCAGAATGCCCAGATAAGCACGGTAACAGGTGCTACCGCTGGCGATCTAACCGGTACCCGTATTAATCAAATTTTAAACACGATCGAATGGCCTACCTCTGCCCGTGATGTAGATGCTGGATTAACTACGGTCCAGAATGATTCCGGGTTACAGAGAACAGCTTTAGCAGCATGCCAAACCGTATCGACCACCGAGTACGGAGCATTCTACGTAGATGCTTCGGGCTCATTCGTTTTTCAAGATCGAGAAGTAACGGTCAGCTCTATTGCTGGTACTCCGGTTTTATTTAGCGATGACGGTACCGGGATTATCTATAAGGATGCCGCATGGGTATTGAATGACGTTTTAGTATTTAATAAATCCACCGTAGTTAGAGCTGGCGGATCTCCGCAAGTGGCCATTAACCAAGATTCTATAGATAAGTATTTTCTCCACAGCTACTACGTGGATAACCTACTAATGCAGACCGATGCCGTAGCTCTAGATTATGCCCGGGCCTATACCGCATCCCGGCAAGAAACCTCGGTCCGGTGCGATTCAATTCAGCTAGACCTTTATACGCCAAATTATAACGCTGGCATAATTGCAGCTCTAGAACTAGATTTCTTTGATCCGATCACCGTCAAAACTACCCAGCCAGGCGGATCGTATTTAGAGAAAACCCTACAGATTTTCGGAGTATCGACGAGAATCACGGCACAGAGCTTTTTGGTTAATTTCGTTACCCTAGAAGCTATCATCGATGGGTTTATAATCGGAACAGAATACGGCGAAATCGGTATCGATTCGCTGTCTTATTAAGGAGATGAAATGCCTACTTTTCCAGTAGTTACGGGAGACATCGTTACCAGCACGATTTGGAACGGTTTACCAGCTTATGAAGTATCTATTAAAACAGGTACTACCTACACTTTAGCAACTGGCGATCAATACCAACAGCTATTAGTCTTTACTGACTCATCCGCTAAAACTGTAAGCATTCCTACAGATGCTACTTTCAATTTTCCAGTAGGTACAGCCATAACAATTCTTAACGATAACGCTACAGGTGATATAACTATTCAGGCTGTTACCAGCGGTACTACGGCGGTAACTTCTGCCGGTGCTACTTCAGCTGCTCCTAAAGTTGGGGCTTTTAAAACTGCCGTATGTTTAAAAATAGCTGCTAATGATTGGGTAATAGTTGGAGCCGTTAGCTAATGATTGGTAATCTAGCAGCTGGATTATTTGGTGGTGCACCTGTGCCATTAACTATTGACTACTTAGTAATCGCTGGCGGTGGTGCTGGTGGTACTGATTTAGGCGGTGGCGGTGGTGCTGGTGGGCTTAGATCAACTTATACAGCAACTGGCGGTGGTGGATCAAATGAATCACAATTAAGTTTATCTAAATCTACAAATTATACGGTAACGGTTGGTGCTGGTGGTGCGCAAGCTTTCGGTGCTGGCGGTAATGGCGTTAATTCTGTTTTTAGCACTATTACTTCAACTGGTGGTGGTGGTGGTGCTTATGTATTAGCTGTGACTGGTAGTAATGGTGGTTCAGGCGGTGGCGGTGGCGGTGGCGGTGGCACTTCTAATGGTGGCACAAAAACCACAAATCAAGGTTTCGATGGTGGACAAGGTAACGATGGCGGCGGACAAGGTGGCGGCGGTGGCGGTGGCGGTGCTGGAGTTGCTGGCTCAAATGCTTCCAATGTAAACGGTGGTAATGGTGGTAACGGTATTTCTAATAACATAACTGGTACAGCAACATCTTATGGCGGTGGTGGCGGTGGTGCTGGAAAACAAGGCACGAGAGGTGCAGGTGGAACTGGCGGTGGCGGACAAGGCGATCAAGGATTAACTGGCGCAGGTGCAGCAGCAGGTACAGCAAATACTGGCGGCGGTGGTGGCGGTCGTTCAACAAATGCAACAAGCGGCACAGCGACAGGCGGATCTGGAATTGTAATTTTAAGATATTCAAATGTTTTTACTATAACTATCGGTGCAGGATTAACTGGCTCTACTGCAACAACTGGCTCGGACAAGGTAACCACAATTACTGCCGGTACTGGAAATGTGAGTTGGGCATAATGGCACACTACGCATTTTTAGATAAAAACAATATCGTTACAGAAGTTATTACTGGAATTGATGAAACTGAACTTATTGAAGGTTTAGACACAGAAACTTGGTATGGCAATTTTCGTAATCAAGTCTGCAAGCGTACAAGTTACAATAATAATTATAGGTTTAATTATGCTGGTATTGGTTTTATTTATGATGACGATGCAAATGCTTTTATAGCTCCTAAGCCAGAATGCGGCCATGAAGAATTAACACTAAATCAAAATAACTACCAATGGGAATGCGAGAACGCAGAGCATGACGTTAACTTCTTATAACGGCTGGCCAGCCAGTAAAGATAGAGCTGAAATTAAAATTAAGAGCTATCAGGTACCAGGCTGTAAAACAAAATTAGCATGCGCCGAAGGTGCAGCTCCATTATTAATTGGTTTTGCAGCTGAATTCCATAAGCTAATAGAGCCTATCGATGAAGGTACTCTGGATGATTGGGGCTACGCCTTTCGTATGGTAAGGGGTACCACCGACAAGCTGTCGAATCATTCAAGCGGTACAGCTATTGATCTGAATGCTCCTAAACATCCTCTAGGCAAAATAGGCACTTTCCCACCGGAGAAGGTACCGATGATCCGGGCCTTATCTGCTAAGTACGGCCTAAAGTGGGGCGGAGATTACGTCAACCGTAAAGATGAAATGCACTGGGAAGTCAACCTAAACCCGGCTAAGGCCGCAGCTCTTATCGTCAAGTTAGGATTAAAAAATGGCTAATGCCCAAGTAACTGTAACTACTACCCCTACCCTTTTAGTAGCAGCTGATCCGCACGATCAGACCGTCATCGTTAGAGCTGGATCCTCAGATGTATATATAGGAAACGCTGGCGTAACTACTTCTAACGGATTCCTATTAGAGCATAAAAGCGTAGTAACTTTTCCGCTAGGAGCTTACGAAGCTCTTTACGGCGTAGTTGGTAACAGCACGGTGCTGGTAGAGATTTACTCCGTAGTAAATTAAGGAGATCTCATGGATCAATTTAAGCAAGTATTTTTAACCTGGCTTCGTGCCTCTGTAGCTTCTGTCGGTGCTCTATATCTGGCAGGTACTACAGATCCTAAGACCCTAGCTTACGCCGGCATCGCTGGCCTAGTCGGGCCTTTATTGAAGTATTTAGATACATCGGCTCCAGAATTCGGCCGTACTAAGTAATTAAATGAAACGGCTAGTAGGGCTGGTCATCCTTTCGCTGGCCCTAACTAGCTGCGGTTATCAAGGATGGATTAGGTATGGATGCCAAGAATACGAGAACTGGGAAAAGTCTGAATGCAATCCGCCGGAGTGCATACCTACCGGAACATGTACTAAAGACATCTTTGGAGAAACCTACCCACAAACCGAAAAAGAATAGATTAGATCCGCAGGATATTCATGCCCGGCTGATTTTTATGATCGGTGCAACTTTATCTTTAACTTTCTTCTTAGTAAGCGTAGGGGTAGTTTATTCGCTTATGTATATTACCCAGCCTTTAGGTGCTCAGGCTCCGAATGATGCAGCTTTTATAGATCTACTTAAAACCCTAGCTATATTTTTAACAGGCTCACTAGGTGGCGTACTGGCTGGTAATGGCCTTAAACCGAAAGATAAACCTAAAGATTCTATTTAGGCCGTGTCGGTTCTTGCGCTATGTCGGTGTCTAGCCTTACTCTTTTATAGTTCGTATCAGACGGGTACGACAGTAAGGGCTACTAATGATAGAAATTACATGGGGGCTCCAGCTTATTTATTTGCTGGGCCTAATGAGCCCTATTCTGTTTATTGCAGGATGGGCTAAAGGTTATAAGGATGGCCATAAAGAAGGTAAATGGTCGGGTAGGCATGAAGCACAGAAAAGCCTAAGAAGATGATAGTAAAGGCTCCCGAGGGTCGCTGGTGCGACTACTGTAAAAACGAATGGGGCAAAGTTAAATACGACGGGCCGGGCCAAACACAATGGCACTTAAAAGCTAGGACCGCAGCTGTCGTACTTTGCATCTCAGAAACTCCACTAGGTAAAAATAATGAAAGAGCTTACTGTGCCGAGCATCGAGCAGAGTTAAGCGAATGGGCTAATGGCGAAGTATGGCCTTTAGTAGATCAAATGGAGTATGCCAAAAAGTTAGACCCAATCAAACTAAAAAAGGAGTTATTAGCTAATGTTCAACTTAAACGATTATGAAGATGTGGCCACTAGAATTAAAAGGGTCCACGATAATTTTCCGATGGTTCGATTTAACGTAAGAGAGTTAAAAATCGATCATCAAGCCGGATACTGCTACGCCGTTACCGAGATCTACAGAGATGCTAACGATGCCCAGCCAGCTGCGGTAGATGTTGCGTATGAAGCTCGTAGCGATCGTGGCGTAAACCGTGATTTCTGGGTAGAAAACTGTATTACTTCTAGCTATGGCCGGACCGCTGGCCTATTGCTTGGTACAGATAAAAGAGCTACCCGGCAAGACATGGAAAAGGCCCAAGCTAAAATCATGGAGCCAGTAAAGAGCGATATTAACGGAGCCAGCCGACAAGCTGCGGAGCCGGTTGCTAATGCTATGGCCTTACTAGTAGATCAACTAGGAGCTGAAGAAGTAGAGAAGCCGCCTATCTGTAATCACGGGATAATGGTGCTAAAGAAGGGTAATAAGAATAATCGTGATTATTACGGTTATACCTGCCAACTAGGTAAAGGCGCAGAATCTTGCGAATCTATCTGGTACAAAATAGGAGCCGACGGTAAATGGCATGCGCCTAAAAAACCAGCCTTTGAAGTAAAGGCCGGCCGTAATCTAATTAATGAGATGTTACAAGGAGAATCATAAAATGGGTTACGTCGAATTTAGCACGGGCGGAATGGCTTTTCGTATGGAAGGCGGTGCGGTCGTATCAGCTGTACCAGCTAAGAATTGCGATGCTTGCTTTAATGGTGTAACGCCAGATGGCGGAATGGAAATTACTAACGTCGATAAAGAGGTGGTTCTATGGATCTGCGCGAGATGTCGAAAGAGATAAGGGTAGTTCTAGACTATTCGCAGGAGCAAGAAGCTCATGCAATAGGCTTTAATCGAATTACACAAATCCAAGCCAGAGTAGATGCAGCTTCAAGGCGTAATAAAGGCGTTAATTATCACGAAGCCGTTATGGAATCTAGCGAAGCTGTAGGGGCCGAGATAGCTGTAGCACAATACTTTGGCATAAGCGGATTTCAGCCTACGGTTAATACCTTTAAAAATGAAGCTGATATAGGTGCGAAGATCGAGGTTAAATGGACCAAGTACCTCAATGGCCATCTAATCGTTACCAACAACGACCGAGAGCATGATATAGCTGTATTAGTTACGGGTCGAAGTCCGGTGTATATCATCGCCGGATGGATACCAATAACAATGGCCAAGAAGCCTAGATACAGGAATCAAGATGGTTCATACTGGATAGATAGGCCAAACCTATTTCCTATCGAAGATCTTAAAAGGAGTATCTATGGTGATAGTGCGCTTTAATTGCAGAGTATGTAAATCAACTATAACCGGCAAGGTGGTAGCAGAGTTTAGCGAGCTTCTACCGCCGGGCCTTAAATGCGTCGAATGCTCTAAGTGCGGCGTACTAGGAATCGAATTAAATCCACAGATAGTCGATACGGACATGCCGTCTGACCTGCGGTTATCCGAATGAATTTGACAGGTGCGCTACGCTCCGACATCGCTGGGCGAGCCGGCAAGGCCGGTATAGCTCGCAAGGCGATTTTGGTGCTTTGGGCCGGGCTATTGCCTAACGTTACCTTGACGGCAACTACAGCTTATGCATTAACAGAAAATAAAGAAGCTTATAAACTATATGCCTACACAAAACTATTTAACTCTAAAGAGTTCTTCTGTTTAAATGCATTATGGGCTAAAGAAAGCCAATGGTCTGCAATAGCAAAGAATAAAAGAAGTAGTGCATATGGGATACCACAGCTATTAAAGATGAAAGAGAAGGACCCTTATAAGCAGATAGATCTGGGCTTAAAGTACATAGCTGCAAGATACTCAACACCATGTAATGCATGGGCATTCTTTAAACTTAAAGGATACTATTAATAGATGGCAAGTAAGCGTAATGATCCTAGAGTAAGTAGGGATTGGAAGAAACGTAGATTAGAGATCTTAGCTAGGGATAACTACGTCTGTTACTACTGTGGAAATGGAGATGCTAATACTGTAGATCATCTGATACCTATTAAGAAAGATCCTCACTTGGCTATGGAACCTGCTAACCTAGTGGCTTGCTGTAAGCGATGTAATAGTGCAAAGGGTAGTAAATCAGAAGCCTTTTTTTTAGCACGTAAGCCTAC